TGCCATAAGTCTGCCCTTGCGCAGCCGGAGATAAAAATCGCTATGCGGTAAAAACAATCCGCACGGAGCTTGAGAAAAGAGCATTGCCAATGTCATGCCCATAATCACCAGCCGCCAACCGCCCGAATGTTAGCTGCCCCGTTGGAAAAGACGGGGGACGTGCCAAAGAAGCACCCGTCGAAATTGGAGTATGTCGGGCTTGCCATGACAGCGGAAAATCGTCTTTGCGTGTGAACGATGCAAATATAGGGCTTTTTTCCGAAATAGCGAGTATAGGGCGCGTTTTAGTGAGGTGCAAATTGAGATGAAATCTGCACGCTATCGGGTGAAAGGTAGCGTGCGATTTTCGGGCACGCACAGGTCGTGCCGTTTTGCCATCCGCAGAACGTGCGGTTCGATTCCGCAGTGCCCTCAATATGCACTATCGCATAGAAACCAACTAAATTTATCATTATGGCAATCAGTAAGTTAAATGCAGAACAGTTTGCAAACATGGCAGTTAATGCCGCAGGTGTGGTTTTCGAGTATGCCGGCAAAGACGGCAAAAACACGGCTATGCACTTTTTCGGTGCCGATTACGAAGCGACCGTGAAAACGCAGGACGAAATGTTCCGTGTACTGCGCAACGTGGTAACGACATTCTGGGAAGTGAAGACCAAAGAATCGCTGCTCCGTGAATCGAATGACGGTATCCGCTCGAAACTCCGTGCAGGAACTCCGCACCGGCTCATCATTCGCACCTCCGCAGGCATTACGGTCAAAGTCTTCGACCTCGATGCAAGTGTCTGGGCGCGAATCGGGTTAATGCCAACCAAAAAGGACTTGGAACGCTCCGCCCGCGACCGCAAGAAGTACATCCACAATGCCACCAAAGCACTCATGGAGGCACTGAATTTCCGTGTGGAACTGCCCAAAGACATCGCCCAGACCGAAGAGGTGCAGACCGAACAGCCTGCCGAACAGGTTGTCGCCGAAAGTGCGACGCCCGTTGCCGTTGCCGAAACGGTGGCGGAACAGCCTGCCCGCAGACGTGGCAGAAAACCGAGAAACGGAGCGGAAACCGTAGCGATTGCAGCGTAACGGCATAACGGACCCTATACAATCGAAGCTGGACAGCGTGCAGAAAATGTGCGCTGTCCTTTTTGTTTTATGCCATGTATAAACTCATCGCTTTCAACGAAGTGGCGGAAAATTTTTCTGCCCACTTTGCGCTCGGCATCTCTCCGTATTTCGACCGCTGCAAAAGCCATGAAACGGGGATGCTGCACTTCATCACGCACAAGTTTGTGCGGTACTTATGCCAGAATTGCGGATATGAACGCACCGAATCGTTAGAGAATTTCGTGTGCCGGAGATACAGCCCGCAGGCTTGGAAATTCCTCAAAAAACTAATGTAATAAGAACAGAATATGATAGACGTATATAACAATGCCGGAACCGAGAGTTACGGCTGCTTCAAGCATCTCAAAGCTGCCAAACCCACGCTGGAGCGTCTGGGTGAAGCTGGTGTGCAAAGTGTAACGGTCAGCAGTTTTCGCGGGCGCAACCTCATGCGGGTATATCGTGTGCTCATCAACGAGGGTTGCCGTATCATTAAAATGCCGATACTGCCACCGTCGCTGACACCGGCGGCATAGCATAGTGTGAAATATATCGGTGCAGGCACGGGCGGAGAACTCGTGCCTTTTTTATGCCCGATTGTAGTCGAACCGTAATAATCAAAGCCATGAAGAAGATAATCGCCTTTGCCCGCAAACGGCAGGATGCCATTCTGAACACGGTGTTTGTCGCAGGCTTGCTCTTGCTTGTCTGGGTCGGAATCCGCGTGCTGACGGCTCCGTGTGCTCCTTGTTTCGGATTCTGAAACTGGTAATAGAATGAACCGGATACGTGCAGTTTAGAACGTATGCCGACAAAAAAAATATGCCCGAATTCCGACCGGATTATTCGGATAGCATCTATTCTTTAACAAATTCCGATTTGCCGATGGAAACAAAAGAACTTACAACCCACCAGCGCGGAGTAATCCTGCGCGGAATATGCAGCGGTGCTGCGCTGAAAGGCAAATCACCGCTTATCTCAGAAAACAACACTGTCATAACTTGTGCCCATGAACTAAATGTCTGGGACATCTGCTGCATCAGTTCCGATGCCGAGGCTTTCGGGCTAAAAGCGAAATTCGGTTATGACAGTCAAACCATAATAACTTTTACACATAAGAAATAAATGGCAGAAATCATAAAAACAAACGGGATGCGTCAATCGGTGCAACCTGCCAATGGGACCGACTTTACGCTGAAAGAAATGCAGGCAATAGTCGGCGGAGACATCGAACTTGTATTTCTGAACGAAACGGAAATCATGGTCGTGAACGAAGAGGGGAAAATAAATGACCTTGCATACAATCCTGCGGCAACCCGCATTTTCAAAGAAAACCACCCGAGTGTATCGGACTACATTGTCGGGGATGTGCTCGTGTGCAATGACGAACAAATCAAGTAGCTATGGATAAAGATAAAATAACGCTCGACAAGCTGAAAAAGGAGTACATGAAAAGCGATGTGTGCATGGGAGAAATGCTACTATCCATACCTGCCAACGGATTGTCCATTGAAGAGGCGTTTGAATTGAGTATCGCAGCCAAAAAGTGGGCGAATGGAGATCGTTTTTATCGGGTTATTGATGACGGAGAGCCAGAGGAGCTTGGAGTATAAAACAGAGAAGAAAAAATGAGCAGATACGATTTTATAAGATTCGGCGGTTACGTCCAATGGGCTGATGACAGTACGGATACCCTCCGCAAAATGCAAGTATGCTTGCCAGTAAAAGACCCTGTTAGCGCCGACACGTTAATAGAACTCATTTCCACGGACAAGGATAATCCTGAAGAAGTTGGAGTTTCCTATTCTGTAAGGGCTGCCGAACTGCTTCCTTGGCTGGACTTGTCCAGTAATGGATATTGGCAAGCTATGATGGCGGCAGAAACAAACGGCGCCGGTATGAATGTGCTGTCTGCCATGCTCAAAGAATCTCAACTTTGCCTGATAGAAAGTATCTATTTGATGCTCCAGAACGATGTTTACAGGCTGTTTTCGGTTCTTTGCCACAATTTCCCGGAGGTGGAAGATATGTTCCAGACCATAACGTGGGAGAATAGAGAATATTTAGCAAGGAAACTGACCATATTCCGGGGAACACACGATGAAGAAGATGTTCTGGTATCCTTGATAAGTTTGGAAAACAGGCTGATTGACGATAAGACTGGAGTGCCTATTTCGGATGAGGCAGAGGAGGTGGATGGAGAGATATACTACTATCTCTCGAACGAAGAGATGCTGCTGCCAGACGAACAGGTTATCCCTGTTGTGGAAAGTGCATAAAGAATCACAAATAATGGCAGATAAGATATTGCAAATGTTTTTCGACATCGAGCGATGGACGAAAGCAATCGAGAAAGGTGTGGGCAAAGACATCCGGAAAGACCAGCTCAT